CGGAAGCGTTAAGGTTCCGGTTAACAGCTCTTGCGCGATATTGATACTCAGGAACGTAGCCGACTGCACCAACAAGCGTGTCTGAAAAGTTACGACTTGCAAGCAAGGCATTGACTGTAACTGCATCGCCGTCTAGCTCGGTGCTTTCTTTGCGCTGTAATTCATAGTGTGCAAAGCGGTCTGTTAGCGTGCCTGCTATGGTTACGGCAATACCGCCCTTAATTTGCGCTGTTGTAACCGTTGGTTGAGCTTCAACCGGCACGGTTGCGCTAGTGCTTGTGGCTGTTACGGACTCATTGCCGTTGGTGTCAACTGCCTTAATCCAGAACGTGTAGGCGTCTTCTGTTGCGTCTTCCCATTTGTAGACAGTGGCTTTAACGTTTGCAACGTGTATGCCTGCTGCCCACGAAGCGCCGCGCCTTATCTCGTAATAATCAATATCAATATCTGTTACAGGGTTCCAGTTCATTAAAACGCCGTATTTTTCAACCTCAGCGGTAAAGCCGGTTACGTCTTCGGGTTCTTTATCTTTGCCAAGCAAAACCTGACTGCTTAACGTAGCCCATGATGAACGAAATAAGCCGCTTGTGTCTTGCGCTCTTACGCGGAAATTGTAAGTATCCGGCACGATGTTAAAAATGTCAATACTTGTCGTGCTTGTTAAGTTCGGTGTTGTTGTCTGCCACTCTTTGCCGTCGATTTGATATTGAATCTCAAACAAATCAGCTCTTGCATCGTCAGGCCGCGTCCATGAAAAGTTAACACAAGCGATAATTGCAGAGCCGGTCTGCTTGAGAAATTCAGATATAATCAGCCCGCTAGGTGCCGATAGTTCGCCGGTCGGCATAGCTGAAAACGAGGCCTCTTCAAAGTTCAGACCAGTTTCGATTTTATCAAACTTGTTTGAATCGTAAAGCATTGCCGAAACTTGGTAAATATGCGGTTCAGGTTCGGTAACACTGAAAACACGCCATAAACGAGGTTCGACAGATGCAAGCTTTACTAGCCAAGTTGCGCCATTTGCGGGCAATGTTGGCAAACTAGCATAAGCAACGTCTATTTCGTCAGTAGTAGTTTCTATCGAAACACCAGCGCCTATTTCTTCGGATGAGCCATCTGGCAAAGTAACATAAAGCGTAGCGGCTTCACCAGCAGGAAAAGTAACTTCCCTGTCGAGTTTAATCGTATAAGATGAGCCGTTATCGATAACAGAAATTATTCGTCCGAAAAGCTGAATAGCACTATAATTCGGGTCTGCAATCGCCACGACATCGCCGGGCCGAACTGCTTTACCCTGTGTCATAAAATGATCGAATGAAGCGCGATAAGTAACTGTATCAGGCGCGTCATTATCGCTTGTAATCTGCCATTTGCCCCATCTGCGAGCTAATCCGCGTGAAGTGCAGCCGATAGCGTTAATATCAATCGGACGATAACCATATTTTCTGATAGCTTCAGGGTCTTCATAAATTTCAACGTTCAGCTTGTAGCCATCGTCAGGGTTATTCCAACTAACACGCGCTACAGAATGCCGCGATTTACGACTTGCACCCTGATAAGTAAATTCACCGTCGATAACATTAGCAGGGCCAACATTAATCAGCGTATCGGTAGGCATGTCGGCAGTTGCAGTAATTGAGCCGTTAGCCCAATAAATCATACCACGAAAAGCTGACGCAATGGCGGTTAAAAGGTCATAGGCTTCTTGCTGTGAGTTAATAACAGTTGAACAAGTATAACGTGGCTCTTGTTCACCGTTAGGCGCGTCTACAAGCTCATCGCAGTATTGCGCGATTGTATATAATTCCCATTTATCGACCTGAGCAGCCGGTATGTTATTGCCAAGCCCCCATCGCTTATTTGTCAGCAATGCGTAAAAAATCCATGCCGGGTTATCTGTCCAATCAATCTTAAACGTGCCATCCCATACGCCTGTGTATGTTCGGTTATACGGGTCGTAATTCGACGGTATTTCAATCTTTAAGCCCATTACATCATAAGCTCGGTTAGGAACCTGACCGCCGAAACTTTCAGCGTCAAACGCAATTTGAGTGCCCGCAACATACGGCCATGAAAAACGATTATTAATAATTTCGGTGTAAGAAAGCCAATAAAGATCGTCTTGAAAATTAGACTCGGTGTTGTCGTCAGATATGCGAACAATCTTTATATCCCAAGGTGCGCCGCCCTCTGGCAGCTCGACTAAGTAACTTGCATCATAAGGCGCAACTGTTTTGCCTTCTATTTCGATAAAATTGGCAGAAAATTGCCTTGCGCTCTGAGGCGTGCTAGTGCCACCAGACACAACAACTTGTGCTTTATAAATTCCCGGTTCTAGGCCAGTAACTGATTTTGTATAATCGCCAAATGTGCCCCATAGCCAAAAACCCTTCTGCTCTTGCGATGATGATGTTGCCGGTATGTCTATTGTTGCGTATTCAATCCAGCTTCCCCATACACCACCTGTTTTTTTTGCATATTGAAAACTTAAATTTTTCGCTGTTAATCTGCTACCAGATAATCTAGTAGTTATTTCTATACCAGTTGCGCCATCACTTGTCTCATCGGTTGGTAATGATAAATCAGTCCACGCTTGCCCCGAAGTAATAGATGTAAATGTTCCACCATCGGGCTTTACGTAAATATTAAATCTGATTTTACCGCCGGTAATATCGCCAGTAGTTGTATTTGTTGTGGTCAATGCAGGCACTCTAACGGTAACTCGAACAGAATCAAGACTATCGTCTGTGATTGTCCGGGTAGCCGAGCCGTCGCCACTTCCTGAGCCTTCAGGATTGTCTTTGGTGATTTTAACACCAACATCAACTGTATTTTTAGACGCCGGGAAAGCCGCCGGTTTATTTTCTATTGTAACGCCAGAAATATCTGGTATAGGAAGTTCCTTAATGTCGCGCGAAGGGTCGAAGTTTGGAAAATTATACGAGCCGTCCTCATTCTGCACAGGCGTTTCATTAAGATAAATACTCTGTGCGCCATTAACCAGCCCCTTAATCGGGCCTTCTGAGATAATATCAATAATCTTATACCGCGATCTTGAGCGTAGCGTATTAGGGGCTTCTGTAGGCATTTTAACGGCTCCTTAAATATTAACGGTATCCATACCTTGTGCGACAACCTGAGAACCAACACGAATGCGGCCAAAAACAAGCGGGATACAGTTCCCTTGTTCTGTCGTATTAACCGCGCCCGTGAACACGTATGACGGTCTTCTATCAGCAGGCTCCATGCTGGACATTTTAAATTCAGGCGTCTTTGCGTTCATCTTTGCAAGCCCGCCGAGCGCAAGAATACCGCCCATGATTGCAAGTTTCGTTGTGGTTAAACCAAGAGCGCCAGCCAAACCAACACCGACACCAGTAAAGGCAAGCCCTATCAATAAAACGCCAGTTATCAACTGACCAAGACCGCTTTTTCCACCAGAACCTGCAACAACCGGGATAAAATGAAGCTCATCGCCTGCAATTTGCACATTAACGGTTTCTTCATCGAGAATCCAACCACGCTGTAATGCGCCTTTAATCACATTGTAAGAATGCTTTGCAAATTCTTGTTTAAAATCTTTAATTACGCAGCAAAGCGCCCGAACTGCCTCAACCGGCGTCTGAACATCAAGCGCGTATTTTTCGCCAAACTTCTGTTTTAAAATGCCGTGCAAATAAATCTGTTTTACTGCCATATCAAACCACCTTCGGCGGCATAGGCGGCCCGCCATTGTCTTTAAATTCTTTATGCCTCAAGCAAATATTTAAATGCCTGAACCATTTCGACAAAGAATCGCGTCTTGAAAGAGAATTAAGCGTGTGGTGAATGATTTCTTTTTCATTAAGCACAACAGCGCCATGATTAACCATGCCACGACCAAGCACTGAGCCAAGAATAACATCGCCGGGCATAAGCTGATTAGGCGTTATCAATTCAAAGCCCGCTGACGAAAAGCCTTCCATGTATTTATCTTCGCCACGTTCAAAAAAGCCTTCATCGCGTGGGTATTCCGGCAAATCAATACTATACCAAAGCTTATAAACATCGCGAATTATGCTGTAACAATCCATCGCGCCAGAACGATACTCGCGACCAATCAACGGCGGCACAACATCGCTACCCCAAAAAAAACAATCGGTAATTTCACGTTTACCGTTTAACGAAGCAATACCCCACGGCAAAGCAGTTGATATCTGCACACGCATATCTTCAGCAGACGGGCAGCGCATATCGTTAGGGTGACTGTGAAATATTGCAATAACATCGCCTTCATTCGCGGCTATCTGTTTGTATTCAAGCATGGTAAAATCATCTTCTGGTTTTGCTGCAACATTCTTACACGCAATATACCCGCTCGAATGCGTAAATACACCGCAAGCCTCTTTTGGGTATTCGGCTTGTGCATGTTCGAATGCTTTTTTTAAATCAGATTGCTTTAAATCGGTTGGTTGTCGTTCATAAGACATTGTTAGAGCCTTTCAATTATCGTCTGAAAGCCGTGATTCCCGGAAAAGCTAGGAAAGGCAGAACAGCAGTATCGCCAAAGCGGCGCTTACATTCGCTTAAACGCTTACCGCATTGGTCAGCGTCTATTGTAACACTATTTCCATCTACATCAAAATAACTGACGCCATTATAAGGGCAACCACCATCAGCCTCATCGACATAATCAAAGCCAACCGGCGATAAATCAGGATTATAACGACGATATTCAAGTTGACAAATATCTTTTGTAAATATTCGCTTTGGTAATAAC